CATGAAGAAGCTGGAAGCTATGTTTCCTGTGATGACTATCTTAGAATCTAATCATGGTTCTATGGTGCTTAGACGTGCTATGGCAAAGGGTATGTCTAAATACTTTCTGAAAGACTACAATGAGATACTGGATGTCGGACATGGTTGGCAGTGGAAAGAATCCCACTGGGAAGAAACCCCTATGGGGAGAGTTTACTTTGCACATCAAGTATCAAAGAACATTGTCAAGGCAGTACAGATGATGTCTGCCTCAGTCGTTCAAGGACACTATCATACTCAGTCAAACATAGAGTATGTTGGTAATGACTTCCATTTAAACTGGGGTATGTCTGTTGGTTGTTTAGTTGATAAGAAGTCTATGGCTATGGCTTACATGAAAGTCAATATGGCAAAACCAATCTTATCTTGTGGTGTCATCACTAATGGTGTACCATCCATAGTTCCAATGTTATTAAGGAAGGATGGTTCATGGGATGGCAAAGTATACATCTAAAGATTTAAAATATTTTAAGAAGATCATCCAAGAAGGATGCTGCGTTCCAGGTTGTATGTCTAATTCACCAATGAATGTTCATCATCTACGTGGTAGCCAGGTTCAACATCAAAGATCTAATCAGCTTGTAGTACCATTGTGTTTTGAACACCATTCAGATCTGACATGGGGTAAGTATAAACCAGAACATAAGTTTTGGGAACATCATAGTTTTGATGCTGTGGAATATGCTAGTGAACTGTACCAGAAGCACGAACTTGGACAACACTAAGTTCTCCCATTCGTTCTTTGATAGCATCTGAGGATTGATTCTTCTTGATCTTTTTGCCTGATAGCGAAGCTGCCATGATGGCATATGCTGCAAAAATAGTATCGGTATCATAACCGAACTGCTTGAGATAGACACTGTAATCTTGAAGTGTGTCTACCAATTCGTCTAGTTCTCCTTTAACAATCATTGTCATTAACTCTTTCTATCATGTGAAAGGTGCTAATACTAGGGGATATATACACAAACTAATTATCCTTTCTTAATGAAATTAATTATTGTTAGTACTAGCACCTTGTTACTATGGCTTTGTTTTATTCTATCTCCAGCAAATGATAATAACTAACAAGGAAAGATAGAGTAGGAATAAATTTAACTGGATTTCCTTTTTTTCCCAGACCATAAAATTAAAACGGTATATCGCTAGGGATATCGTCATCTGGCATATCATCATTGATATCTTTAGCAGGTGATTGTTTTGCATCACCTTTGCTGCCAATCATTTTCATAATACCCATTCTAGGGATAATGATAGAAGTGTTATATCTTTTGTTACCATTAGAATCAGTAAATTCAGATACATCTATCTCACCTTCGAGATATAACATTGTACCTTTAGATACATAGTTCTTGATAGTCTGTGTTAGATTAGGATCAAAGGTAGTAACCTTATGCCAAGTAGTTTTCTCTTGCCATGTACCATCTTTGCTTTTGTACTTCTTTGAAGTTGCCAGGCTAAAGTTAGCAAACTCATCACCTTTGCTGGTAGCTTTGATCTCTGGATCTGTACCCAATCTACCTACTAGTATTACTCGATTAATCATTTGTTACCTCTCTTACTTTTGATTGATCTACGTTTGATTTAGCAGAAAACTTTTCTTTCATTTCTGAAACATATTTATTGCTATCAAACAATCCTAAGAATACATCTGCTGACATACCTAAATGCGACATAGCTTTAGTCATAGCATCAGTCATAGCTTTCTTAGGTGCTTCATCATCTAGTGAACCCTTTGTATTGTATAAAGGATTAACTGCTGATACTGGTCCATACCAATTAAAGTCTTTGTTGGTATCTTCTTTCCAACCTATCTTGAGTTCAGCAAATACATTCTTCTCAGTATAGGTATACTTTACTTCGTATGTCCAACCTTCACCTACTGGACCAAAGTAATCAGTCATCCTCATTACTTGATACATAGGATCAGTTGTTGTTAGTGTTCTACCAAACTTAGTAAATGGTTTAGTAAACTTAGGATCAGTATGTTTGAACTGATCCCATACTCTTTTGTTAGTCATGTAGTCCTCCTATTTCATCTATGTCTACGTGTACTGGTGGCTCATCTTCCTCTTGGATATGTTGCCAAAATCTAAGTTCTGCATTGAGCAGTTTGTCTTGAAACTTTTTATCTTTCTCAATTACAAATGCTTTGTATTTACTGTTACCAAACAATACAGATAGCCAGGCTCTGGGTAGTTTAGTTACCATCATGTAGTGTTGAATCTGACCATAGTATTTTTCTAGTAAGGTTTCATCTTTAGTGAATGGATGAACGTGCTTAGCTTCAAACACACCTTGCTTCTTGAAGTTATCATCTAATACAAATCCATCTAGATTAGCATAGATGTAATCATAGTCTTTGTGATACAACACATCATCTGATTCTTGTACATATAAACCATTGTTGTGTGCAGCAAACCAATCTCTATTGAATGACTCGGTATAAATACCTAGCTGTACTGGTAGTACAAACGAAAGATCATCTGATTCTTTTAGACCTTTCTTTTCTAGATATAAATCTTTCCATTCACCAGCTACTAGTTTAGTAGCATCACTACCCCCTATGCCTTTTGTTCTGTCGAACTTGTTTGGCTCGTTTGTTGATGTCATCATTTACCTTCCTCTCGATAATATTATCAAATTGTTTTTTTCTAGACCATAGATCATTAGCTATATTCTTGATGCTAGGTTGAACATAAGGTTTAGTTAGTTCAACATGTAAAGCATTAGCTACTTCCCTTCCTTTTTCTAAGTAACAGAAGTAACAAACGGACCTGATCCATGCTTGTTTACGTTGCATGGGATCACGTAGATTATATGTTCTACGTTGTGGTTTGAGTTTCTTTTCATTAGCTAATTTACGTACAAGGAACTTAGGATCTATCGTATTCATCAATAGCTTTTTGTAGATACCATTTTGCTTTTTCTAGATCTACGACTCCTCCTTTGAACTTATGTCTAACAATATACTTTATCACATTTCCTAGTGAATAGGATAATTTTTTTGCACTAATGAAATCATAAGTTTCAATGTTGCCTTGCTTATAATGGCTTGGATTTATTTGATCTGTCATATGGATTCCACCTCAAATCTATTAGTCTATAAGACTTACCATCATATATTGATTTCTGTGGTGTGCCTACAGATAAATCTATTTCCTTTAATCTTGATGGTGTAAGCATCATCACTTCGCCTTTGTGAACTGCCTGGATAGTATAGTTCTTATCAATTGCTTGTTGGATTTCATAATCTCTCAAAGAGATGTACATTCCTTTCCATAACTTAGTTACTTTTCTTAGTTTTGTTTTCATTAGATTCCTCCAGTAATGTGTGATACTGGTCAAAAATTTCAAATAAGTATTTTTTTCTTTGACCTTTTTTGTACCATTCTTTAGTTGATTTTATTCCTTTGTAATCATTTTGTTCTTCATACATTTCACGAAAATGATTAGACTCAATTAAATCATAGTGATAAGAAGAATGTAAAGATTCAGCTATATGATATATATCTTCTTCATCAGTTATAATTTCATATAATTTATCTACTATTTGTTTCTTTTTCATAATAACTCCTATTAAAACATTGGATACAAAACCTAGCTAAATAAAATTCTATAAGCATAGCTCTTGTATATTTCCTTTGACATTCTTTGCATTTATCTATCACAAAGCTCTCCTTTGTTAGTTTAGTTACATGGTTCATTGGATTGTAGGATGGGAGTACTTTTGGAGGAGGAAGGATTAGATTGTACTCCCATCTAAACTCTACGCTGCTTGGCTAAACCAAGCCATGTTAGACACTTTCCTCTCTCTATCATAGCGAGTATTTACGGAATCGCTAGGATAATGTGTACTCCAGTGTGTGATTGCTTGATATGCACTGAATTTATTAGGTCCAAATTGTTGTGCATAGTTACCATTGTACTGGTCAATGATGTAGTTCTTGTGTTGTTGATTGACATGACTCTTGTCAGTACGTGTTGGTTGATAGCATAGTCTATCTACTTCAGCATTAAGCTGATTGTCATCTACTGGTATTTCTAACCAGTTAGTCATGTAGTTATGTACAGTTTGTAGTCCATCAAGAGCTGCATAACCACCAGGTAATGCTAGTTTAATCTCACCACTACCTTTGTGTGCAGTATTCAAACTGATATCCCAGACTGAACTCTTGAGTCCATTAAGACATAGCCATAGGTAGAAACCTAGATCAAATCGGTATGAACGCATAGCGTTGTAGCTGTTCCATATAACAGCTTCTAGACCAATCTTTGTATCTTTGAATGGTATCTGATACTCAGGTAAAGTAAAACGAGTAGCCATCACAGCACCATGATTAGACCACTTGTGTTGTTCAGTCATACCGTTGGTATCAAAGTGTTCATTAAGAAAGTCTACTGCTTTGTCATACGCTGTGTCATGGGAGATGACTCGGTATGTGTTCTTATGAACTGCAATTAGTTCGTTGTTCTCATCTTTAACCAACTGCTTGTAGCCATCTAGCTTTGTACCATGTTGGTTATATACAGGTTCTTCACGTACCTGAAACGTTAGTTCTTGTGGTAACATATTGTTCCTCCTATAGTTCAGCTCTGAATGAGCAAAATTTATCTGATTTAACACGATCTAGTATCTTCTTACCTAGTTGATATCGTGCATACCATTCTAAATAATAATTGTATTTACTTTTCTTATGTGCTTCTATTGATATACCTGGTTTAGGTACAGGTATATCTAGTAGGTCACATATTTCTTCTCGTGTATAACCTTCTTTTTTCTTAAAGAAATCATCTAGTAAACCTTTTCTATAATCTAAACGCTGACAACATTCATCCAAACCTTGTTGTATTTTTGATAAGTGTTCTTCATCAAAGTAATACTCAAGATAGTCTGGTTGAAAACCTGTTGATCCAAAGAAGTCTGCATCATCACTGGATTGTATACCAAACCAGAACTTACCTTCTATATCACCTTCGTAATATCTACCCATTTATTTCCTCCTTTAGTTTTGTAGTTGCTTCATTTAAATACTTAATCGTATGGGTTACTTGTATGAGTTCTGCTTCTACATTATCTATAGTGTTACAGAACTGTGTAACCATTTCGTTATGTACTAGCACAACCTCGTCAAACTTATGTTTAACATCAAACTGTACTGCATCTTTACTAAGAGCATTGTACATTTCTTGTACTGTTTCAATCCATCTTAGTTGTAATACTTTAAGCGACTCGTTCATCTTGTACCTCCTCTAGCCAATAGCCATGTCCTTCACATTCATCACAGGGATCTGATTCATCTGGTGCATCACCCCAAGGGATGACACCTAGTCCATTACATCTATAACATTCTATATGTTCCATTAGTCCTCCAAGTTATCTTGTATTAATTTATTTAAACGATCTCCTATGTCTTTGATTCTACTATCTAAATCCATAGATGCTTCGTGAATATATTTAGCATCAGTCATTATAACTCCTGCTTCTTCCTGGCATTTAATGAGATCATTTAATAAAGATTCTAGTTTACTTACTTCAAGTAGTTTCATTCATCTTCTCCTTGTGGTATATCTTCGTAGTCTGGATCTGGATAGTCATCTCTGATTGCTTGATCTACTATCTCATAGATCTCATCCTTTAATCTGAATGGATATCCTCCTTGTAACATAGAGATGTAAACATTCTCTTTGAGTTCATCCCATGTGTCGAAGCCTACGGATTTGTTTTCTTCATATACCTTTGCTAGATAATCTAGTCCTTCATCATCTAACTCATTAGCTTCATACGTTGATGGTGGTATATCAGAGTCCTGTATTTTCTTTAGTAATGACATAATTTCCTTCCTTTCAAAATATCGGATACGGACCGACAAACTCCTAACGCAAGGCTTACGCCTTGCTGTCCTCATCCAGTATTTGTTTTATAAATTTATATGATAGATATCCTCCTACTATCATTGATATTATATATAATACTAGAACGATAGATCCTAATACTGATAGTACTGTCATCATTATTTATTACCTTTCTTCTTAGTTACTATGTACTTAGTTACTCTGTTAGCAGTGAATACTATGTATATCCACACAGGTGCTGCTATGACTGATAGTACCAAAGTAGGATTGATCCCAAGTAAGATCATTGAGAATACAAAACCTCCACCCAAAGATAGATATACGATTACAAATGTACCGATATAATCTGCATTGGTTTGAAAGTTAAATGTACTAATCGTTTTCCAGATATCCTTTGACATTGTCAGAAGTGATATTCCTAATACGCTTAATATTTTTCCTATGGTCATTGTTTGCCTCCTTCCACATGATGTATATTAAAAACAATAAAGCTAATTCCATTCGGACCTCCCAGCATTTATCTTTTATAAAAAAAAAATAGTTGGATAATGGGGAGAATATCCCCACTATCCTAAGTGAAACTGTTATTTAGTTAGTGTACTAATATCTGCATTGAGTATCTTTTCTGCATACTCATTTAGTTCTTCTTGATTAGGTTGTCTTAGTTCTGATGGAGATGCTTTTCTTGCATTCTTTCTTTTCAGTGCTACTTCCCATGTTTCACCATAGATAGTTTCAAACTGAGTAGACCATACATCATATCGGTTAGTCCAATAATCTGCATAGTCTGACCATCCTCTGAATGTAGATACAACATCATATTCTTTGTTACTACCTATCTCAGTTACATTGTCTGATCTTTCATCTTTGAATTTTAACAATGCTCTTTTTGCATTATCTGCTCTGGATGAAGCATTATTCATATTGGTATTTGCTCCCAGACATTCATACATGATACTGTCTTTAACCCACATACTCATAAACGCTGATCCTTGTGGATATAATAGATCAAATACTTTGTTCATATCTGTTGAACTAGCATCATTGATAGATTGTAAGTCAGTTGACTCTATTCTCCATTCGTTGTAATTACTTGACATATAATACCTCCTCTACATCATTGTAATCTAACTCTTTACCATACATTGTACCTTGCAGTCTTTGTCTTTCCATATCTGCTTCTTCGTACAATTCACATTCTTCTAGATACATAATCCTATCTAATATATCTGTAGCTTCTTTATCTAAGTGTTCTATGTATTTACTCATTTTCTTCCTCCGTTATTATCTTTTCTAAGTCATTTACACATTGATTATATCCATCTAGATACATCCAATCTGGTCCATCACCTCCATGTTCCATGATATCTTTTTCTATATCATGTTTCTTACCTTTTAATTTTCTTAATATTTCTTCTACGTTCTGGTAGTTATCATCAAGACTTATCATATCTAATCTCCTTTCTTGATTGCATTACACTTCAACGGAAGGAAAAGCTCGTGTCACCTGCGACATATATGATCGTCTTGGATATGTGCGAAGCACTAATTAAAATGCCAGGCATATTGTTGTAGGTTACCCCCTTGAGGGGTTGACACATGGTTTTGCTTCTGTTTTCATAATGCAACTCATAGAGAGAGAGCCTTCTTTAACGAGTATTCCAGAGTAGGGTGTCGAGAGGGGGAATCCCTTTCGTCACAACATGTTACAATTATTGCCTTGACATCAGTATACGTAGCAAGGTATCTATCGTTATGGCTAGTTTAGTAAAAGGTAAGGATGGATTAACGTATAAGCAAAGACTGTTAGTTGATACCCTCGTAACCCAGAATTGTAGCATAGCAAAAGCAAGTCAAATCGCTGGATATGCAAAGGGAGAAAGTGGTAGAGTAACTGCTTCAAAGACACTTCGTCTGCCAAAGGTAA